ACAGAAATGTGATGCGTATGGATACATAGAAGTAGGCAGATATGACTATATCCAGGTAATAGGTTACACTGATACTGTACCTACCTATGGCAATTCATTTATCCAACTTCCTAAGGGAGAGTATGACTTGAAAGTATGGAAGGATAAGGAGGAATATCTGCTCAAAATTAAACTATGAAAAAAGAATATAAGGCACTGCTTCATGAACTGAAGCTTCAACGCTATGCCATTACACATCCTAATTTTCCACAAGACTATATACCAAAAACAATGTACAAAGACTCAACAGCAAATGGATTGACCAGGGCAATCTGCGACTATATTAACTATCAAGGCTATCAAGCTGAACGCATTAACACAATGGGAACAGCAAGAGAAAAAAAGACTACTGCCGGTAAGGTGATCGGGGTAACCTGGACAAAGGGAACCTCTACAGCTGGGAGTGCTGATATATCTGCTACCATTAAGGGTCGTAGTGTGAAAATAGAGGTAAAGATAGGTAAGGATAGACAGTCTGAAGCACAAAAGAGATACCAGGAGAACATCGAGAAGGCAGGAGGTACATATTACATCGCAAAAGACTTCGATAGTTTTGTGGAATTTTTTAATGATTTTGTAAATAAGTGCAATTAATTTGTATATTTGTAGAAATTAACACCTTAAAATTATGACAACAAGGAAAACAGCTCAAGCTGAAGAGCCAAAACCAGCACTAAACATCTATCAGAAACTGCACCTAGCTAAGCAGTCAATGGGTAAAGTAATTAAGAATGCCACTAACCCACATTTCAAGCGTTCATACGCTGATATTAACAGCATCATTGAGACCGTTGAGCCTATCCTAATGGATTGTGGCCTAATCTTGATGCAGCCTGTGGTAGATGGTAAGGTCATTACCAGGATAATTGATGTAGAAAATGGGGAGTGGGTAGATAGTGCTCTTGAACTACCTTCTATTTTAGATCCGCAGAAGCTACTTAGCTGCATTACTTACTTCCGTAGAGGTACATTGGTTAGCTTATTATCTTTACAGGCTATAGATGATGATGGAGAGACTGCAAGCAAGGCACCTAAGGCAAAGCCTACATTAGACGGTCAGAGATGGGATAAGGCACTGGCAGCAGTTAAGAATGGTAAGTTCACTCCTGAGCAAATTAAAGAGATGTACAACCTAACCAAAGAGCAGGAGGCACAGCTATGAAGTTTAGAGCATCATCATTAGGTAAGTTAATGACCTCCTCCAGGACTAAGGGGGAGGCATTAAGCCAAACAGCTAAGAGCTATATCATTCAGAAAGCCAAAGAGGATTTCTTTGAGTACAGGAGTGAGCTCAACAGCAAGTACATCACCAAAGGACTAGCCCAGGAACAGGACAGTATTAACCTGCTTAACCTGGTTAGGCTAGAGGACTACAAAAAGAACGAGGACAGGGTAGAGAATGAGTGGTTATCCGGATGCTGTGATATCATTACTGATACATCCATCATAGATATCAAGACCTCATGGTCATTAGATACGTTTCCTGCCACTACATACGAGCTCAAGGACCTTAGTGACTACGAATGGCAGGGAAGGGCTTATATGTGGCTGTATGACATGCCTTCATTTGAGCTGTGCTATGTCATGGTAACTACTGCACCGGAGATTATGGGTGAGTATGAGAATGGAGCACTTCATTATGTGGATCACATTGCACCTGAAAAGCGTATCACATCCATCATCTTTGAAAGAGATAAGGAGATAGAGATACAGATGGCTGAAAGGCTTATCTTGGCTACTGAGTTCTATAAGGAAGTATTAACCCAATTAAAGAACAAATGAACATAACACACGACCAAGACCCCATCAAGCAGCAGGATAGCATTCTACTGGCAGTCATGGCTAAGTACTATGAGAGGAGTAAGAGGGGGCAGGCTAAGTATGGTACTAACCTGGATAGGAAGGATGTTGACCTGGAGGGATGGTTAAACCATCTGCAGGAGGAGCTGATGGATGCTACTTTATACATTGAAAAATTAAAAAAAGAGATATGAAAGCAAAACTAACATTTAACCTGCCTGAGGACCAGGAGGATTTCAAGCTGGCTTGTCAAGCTGTAGATCTAAAACAGGCACTTATTGAGATAGCCATGGAGCTAAGGTCACTGCACAAGTACGGAGAGCTCCCAGTGAACCAATGGGAACTAATCGGAGAGGTTAGGGATATATACCACAGAATATTAACTGATTATAACATCGAAATATGATAATAGCACTTTCAATTTTACTAGCCCCTGCGATAGTGTGGGGTTGGATTTCAACTATAAACTATATCAAATACATAAACCATGAGTAAATTTAAAGGAGAGGTAGTGTTCATCACACCAACAACGTCAGTTAATGACAAATTCAAAAAAAGAGAGATAACTCTAAAGAGCCAGGATGAGTATCCGCAGTATGTAACATTTCAGTTAACGCAGGATAAATGCGATCTAGCAAACAACTTGAAAACAGGTGAAGTAGTAGAGGTGCAGTATAATCTAAGAGGCCGCAGATGGGAGGCACAGGATGGTACCATTAAGTACTTTAACTCCATTGAGGCATGGACTATGAGCCTGAGTTCAAAGGTAGAAAATAGTGCTGTTGATAAATTAAGAAAAACTTTTAACACTACAGATGAGAGCAGTGACGATCTACCTTTCTGATGATCAGCAGATATCAGACTGGATGCGGAAAGAGATTAAACTTAAGCTATCTAAGAGGTACAAGCTCACACATCTATCTGAGGATATGAACGTAAATTATGCTAAACTATATAGATTCATGCAAGGTAGGAACGTAACTACTGAGATTTATGATTCTTTTTTTAGAGTATATTTACGTCAAAACTATGGCACACTGGGTAACTAAAGTAGTCAAGCATCATGATGAATGGGTAAAGATTGTTAACTCATTCGGTGAGGAATTCTATGCAGAGGATATAGTGCAGGAGGTATACCTTCGCATTATGTCCTATTGCAGTGAATCACAGCTCATAGTGAATGACCAGGTGAATAAACCATATATGTACTTTGTGCTCCGGAATACATTTCTAATCATGCATAGGGGATATAAACCTACCATGACATCCATAGATCAGGCATATAACATTAGAGCCCATGAGGATATCACAGCTATGACTGAGGCATATCTAAAGATACAGGATAAGATAGATAAGGAGGTGAATAGCTGGCACTGGTATGATCAGAAAGTATGGCACATTTATAGAGATAGTGGGATGAGTATACGGAAGATAGCCAAAGAGACTACCATTAGCCCAAAGAGTTTATTCGTTACATTAAAGCACTGTAAGAATAGAATCCATAACTCACTGAATGAGGATTACCAGGATTACATTAATAAAGAATATGAATTAATAGATTGATATGGCAAAGAAAAAAGTAACAGCTCCGGCACAGGAGCCAGTAGTAGAATGGCAGTTAGGTGATGCTGTGGAAGCAGTAACTACTGCTACAGGTATTAAAGCTATAGTTAAGCACATGGTAGGGGAAGATTGCGGATGTGATGAACGTAAGGAGAAGCTAAATGAATGGGGGAATAAGATACAGGAGAAGATAGCTACTTTCTTCCGTAGGAATACCATTAAGCCATTAACGCCTGAGGAGTATGAATACCTAGATACATTTTTTAGCCGGCCTAAGCTAACCATGAAACCATCAGAGCAGTATAAGATGCTAGAGATAAACAATAGAGTATTCTCACAAAGGCTGCAGTATTCTACCTGTGGCTCATGTGTGCAGTCAATGGTGAATCAATTAAAACACGTATACGATGCCTATACCACAGCCTAAGCAGTCAGAATCAGAAAATGAATTCATGCAGAGATGTATGAGTGATGAGAAGATGATTAGTGAATATCCTACTGAGCAGAGATCTGCCATATGCCGCACTGCATTTGATGAGCAGTTAGCTGCTACAAAAGTATCATTTGATTATGATGGCACCTTGACTAAGGCATCAGCCATCCGTAAAGCTATGGACCTAGTAGAGAAGGGAATCACTGTATATATCATATCTGCTAGAGATGAGGTATCAGGGATGCTAAAATTAGCTAGGAGAGTGGGGATACCTGAGAGCCATGTATATGCTACTGGGAGTAATGAGGCTAAGATAGCTAAGGTAAAAGAGCTAGGTATTACTACTCACTATGATAATAATATAGAGGTAATTAGATCATTAAAAGGAATAGGAGCAATAATATGAAAGTAGAGAAAGTAAAAATATCGGAAATTAAACCGAATCCAAAAAATCCAAGGCTAATTAAAGACGAAAAGTTTAAGAAATTAGTTAAATCAATTAAGGAGTTCCCGCAAATGTTAGAACTTCGTCCAATAGTAGTGGATGAGAATAACATTATATTAGGCGGAAATATGCGTTTTAAGGCACTCAAAGAGGCGGGATACACCGAAGTGTCAATAGTTAGAGCGAACGACCTTACAGCCGAACAAAAAGACGAATTTATTGTAAAAGATAACGTAGGTTTTGGGGAATGGGATTGGGATAGTTTAGCAAACGAATGGGAAGTAGATAAACTAGAAGAATGGGGTTTAGATTTACCCGTTGATTTAAGCGTTCAGGAAGAATTAGAAGCCGAAGAAGATGACTACGAAATACCTAACGAGATAAACACGGACATAGTAATAGGCGACTTATTCGAGATAGGCGAACACCGTTTACTTTGTGGAGATAGTACGGATAGCGATAGTGTTGCTAAGTTAATGAACGGAGAAAAAGCAAATTTATCTTTTACAAGTCCGCCATATAACGCAGGAAAAAGTGAAAAATTAAGCGGAAACACTCACACAACTGATAATAAGTACAATGAATATAACGATAATCAAAAACAAAATGATTATTTAGATTTATTAATTGGATTTACAAATAATGCTTTATTATTTTCTGATTATTTAATTTGCAACATACAAAGTTTAGCAGGAAACAAAATAGCATTAATCGAATATCTAAACGAATACAAAAATAATTTTATTGATGTTGCAATTTGGGACAAAGGACACGGCGCACCTGCTATGGCTGAAAATGTTATGACATCGGCTTGGGAATATATGTTTTTTATATCTTCAAAAGAAAATGCTTCTAGAGCAATTCCAAACGCAAATTTTAGGGGAACAATTCCAAATATTTATAGAGGTACGCCAAATAGAAATAACGAATTTTCAAATGTTCACGCTGCTACTTTTCCAATTGATTTACCGGAATGGGTTTTACAATTTACAAAAGAGAATGATATTGTATTAGACCAATTTTTAGGAACGGGTACAACAATGGTAGCAGCACACCAACTAAACCGCAAATGCTACGGTATGGAATTAGACCCGAAGTATTGTCAAGTTATTTTAGAACGAATGATTAAATTAGACCCAACTTTAAAAGTAAAGAAAAATGGAGAAGATTATACATTGTCAATTTAATGGTAAGGATGGTTTTAAGTTTGCCGAAGGCGGTAAATGTTTTACTTACAATAAAAATCAAAAATCAAAAAGACGTGCTTATATTTTAGCTACGGAACAAATGATTAAAGCGGAAAACGATAAAGATAAGTAACACCGAAATTACACCGATTATGGCAAACAAAGAAGATAACTTAAAGCCTGCCTGGAAAAAAGGAGAAAGTGGAAACCCAGAAGGTAGACCAAAGGGAAGTAAAAACAGAAGTACAACAGCTCGTAAATGGTTAGAAGTTAACCAAAACTTGAAAAACCCTTTAACTGGAGAGAATGAAACTATGAGTCAGGAGGATTTAATGACTTTAGCTCTGATTAAGAAAGCCCGTGAAGGTGATGTAACTGCATACAAGGCTCTGATGGATTCTGGATATGGGGCACCTGTTCAACATGTGGAGCAGGAGACTAAGGTAGATATAAATAGTTTTAGAATTCAGGATGTGATAGAATTTAATGATACGCCTAAGCTCGAAGTATAATAAATTATTTGCATCAAACTGTAGATACAATGTAATTACAGGAGGGAGGGGTAGCTCTAAATCATTTAGTGTGGCTGCATGGGTATGCCTGCTATCATTTGAGCATGGGCATAAGATTCTATTCACCAGGCAAACTATGACCTCAGCCCATATATCCATCATCCCAGAATTCAAAGAGAAGATAGAGCTCATGGGATTAGAGGCCCATTTCGAGATAACAAAGAGTGAGATAGTTAATAAGACATCCGGGAGTGAGATTATATTCAGAGGTATTAAGACCTCATCAGGTGATCAGACAGCTAACCTAAAATCATTACAGGGTATCACTACCTGGATAGTGGATGAAGCAGAGGAGCTCATAGAAGAGAATACCTTTGATAAGATTAACCTATCCATCCGAAGCAGTAAGCAGGATAACAGGGTGGTATTAATTCTCAACCCATCCACAAAGGAGCACTGGATATACAGGAGATTCTTTGAAGATAGAGGAGTGCAGCCCGGTACGAATGGGGAGCATGGGGATACCTGCTATGTTCATACAACGTACCAGGATAACATAGAGAATCTTCCACAGTCA